GTCGGTACCTCGATCGGCGTCGCGACCGACCCGGCCACGCGGACCGGGTCGGCCAGGACCGCCCCGACGGCGCCGGGCCGGCCCGATCCAACCGGGACCGGGACCGGCGCAACGTTCGGCCCGGCCGGCGTCGCCGCGCCGCTCAGCTGCAGATACAAGTCGTCGGTGATATCGCTCATCGGAAGAATCCGAGCTGATCGATTTCGCGCTGCACGCGTTCATTGCCGTAGTCCAGCATCGCGGCGATCATTTCATCCTGCTTGACGGCGAAGCTATCGCGAAAAAACGGATTCGCCGGCACCAGGACGCCACCCGGGGCGACGTGGCCGCGGTCGACCCAGTACGCGTAGTACGCGTCAAGGCTGATCGTCCCGGCGCCGCGCTTGATCGCCTGATAGCGCTTGCCGGCGCGCACGCCGACGATGAAAACCTGCTCGGTCGGCCCCGAGCGCTCGGCGATCTGCTTCTGATAAACGGCTTTCTTCAGCGTCCCGGGCGGGGGATGCCCTTGCGATACCGGTCCCGTGTAGCGCGGCGCGCGCGCCCTGATTTCCTTGCGCAGTACCGCGGCGCCCGCGGCGACCATGCCGCGCAGAACGTTCTTGCCGATCCGCTGCGGTAGCTCTTTGAGCTTCGCATCCAGCTCGGAAAAGCCGGTGATGTTGCGAAATTCAGGCACCGACCAGGCCCTCGGTTGCGTTCAATTCCAGCTGCCGATGCCGCTCGCCCTCATCGCGCGGGGCGCTGAATGTGAAGTACCGTCCCTCCCATACGCCGCGCATCGCGGCCACGGCGACCGGATCGACCAGCTCCGGGTGGTACCGCATCAGGATCGTGTGCGTTACGCCGGCCTGCTGCGCGCCGCCGTAGAACTTCTCGACTGCGCTGATCGGCTGGATATCGGCCCATACGGTTATCACATCGACCCAGGTGCGCACCTGTGCGCCGCTCGAATCCTGCGCCGTGCTGCGCCGCTGGATCAACAGCTGATGCCTGAGGTCCCCGGCCCTCATGGCAGCGATACCCGGAATTCATCGAGCAGCCCTTCCATGAAGGGCAATTCCTCGATGTGGCCGCGGTTCAGGATCGCGACCTCTTCGCGATTTTCGTACAGCGATGCGGCGCGGATCAGCATCCAGCCGCGCATGCCGGACGGGACCTCGCCGAAGTAGCGCGAGCCGCGGTTATCCCCGATGTAGCTGGTGCCGGTCCCGGCCCCCGTGATCGGGACCGCGACGCCGGCCGCATCGGTCAGCGTGTAAAGGCCGTTGCCGGGCGCGGTCGCGATCAGGTAATCGGTCGCCGGGTTCAACGGCGCCGGCAGCGCGCCGCCTGAATTCGAGAACCGAACGCGATCGCCGATCTTCCACTGCACCGGACCCGAGACCAGGATCGAGGACGATGAGCCGCTGCGCCCGAAGGGCGATACGTACCCGGCGTCGTACGTGATGTTGACCGCTGATAGCTGCGGCAGCGTGATCGGCCAGATTTTCCCGAACGCGGGGGCCACGATCCCAGGCTGCATCGCGAGGTTCGTGACGTAATCGCCCGGGTCCATCGTCAGCCAGGCGCCGGTCATATCGAGGAATTGAATCGAGACGACGGCGACCGCAGGCGCGCGGGGCAGCATCACCGCGTAACCCGGGATGTTGACGACGTGCGCAAATGGCAGCGGCGTGCCGTAGCCGGCTTGCGGGAAGCGGTCGAGCACCAGGACGTGGCGCGCGTGAATGCACTGCTGCCGCGTCTTCATTTCGGCGGCCGATCGGCCCTGCGCGAGGCACAGTTTCATCCGAAGCGTCTGAACGTCGCTCGACGAAATCCGCATGTGATCCTGCGCTTCGAGGACGTCAATCGGTTCGGCGGTCGGCGCCGTCAGGATGTATTCGGGCATCGCCTTTCTTTTCGGTCAAACCCGGGGCGGCTTGTCCATTCGAAGGGGCCGCCCCGGGGTACTGCTGCGCTCGCTCAAGGTGTTTGCGCTAAACGAATCATCCCCGTCTCTCCGGGGTGTCACGCCTTTTCGCGGCTGCTTCGGCAATCCGCCGGCCGCGGGCTACGCTCTTTGAGCACACCTAGGCGTTCTCCCTCTTGCCGTGGGTATCCCGCTTTAAACGATCTGCACGACGGTTGTCGCGCCCAGGTTGATCGCGATCGGCGCCGCTGCATCGACCGGCGGCGCGAAGCGCGGCGCGAAGCCGTACAGCACCGCCGAGACGATCGAGGTCGCCGTGCCGACGGTCAGCACCATCCCGACCCAGCCGAAACCGTTGTTCGTGTCAAGATCCTGGGCCCGGCAGTTGATGAGCGCCTGCTTGTTGTCGCCGGTCGCCTTGACGATCTGCGTGATCGCCTTGCCGCTGATGTCCTTTGCGTTCGCCCCGGCGTTGTCGGTCGCTTGCTGCAGCTTGAGGTCGACCGTCGCCGATGCGCCGAGCACGCCGGTCTGAAGGGCTGCCAGGAAGGCGTGGAAGTTCTGGACCGGCACCCATACGGTCGTATTGGCGCCGGCTGCTTGAGCTACGGGGTCGACGGTCGTCAGCACCGCGCAGACGTCCGTCGGCTTGAGGTTGGTAGGCATCATTGCAGTGAGTCCTTTTTCGCTGATGCGGTTAGCGGGCTTGAAGCTGGAGGAACGGCGATAGATTATTGCTGCCGTTCGCCGGCTTGATCGGCGCAACGATGGTCGGCTCCCCGTCGATCCGGAACGTCGTGCGGAAGGCGACCGCATCGGCGTCGAAGTACAGGTGCATCGACGTCGCCGTCTCCATGCCGCCCGCCTTCGTGATCGTCCGGTAGTACTGAAAATCGTGCAGCTGCACGTCGCCCTGCGACGTAAAACTCTTGGCGTGCTGCGTGACGATCGCCGGCCGCCCAAGGATCATCCCGTATGGGTTGTCTTTCAACCCGCCGACCGGGATGTAGATCGGGTAATTGCCAAGCGTCATCGTGAACAGCGTCGGCAGCACGTCATTGTTGATGAGCCAGATCGCCCGCCCGTAGGATCCCTCGGGCAACCGCGCGATCATGTTCGCCAGGTTGAGCGGCGTCAGCGTCAACGTTGCTTGCCCGCCCGTCTTCGCGACGACGATCGACGCATTGCCCTGCAGCGCGCCTTGCGGTTGACCGTTGCCGATGCCGTACAGGATCGCCTCGTTCGTTTTCCAGCGGATCGAATCGCCGATCTTCTTCGTCAGGTAGGCGCCGAGGGTCGGGCCGTCCGACATCAGCTCATCGGTCAGCGGCACGAGCGCCATCAGCTTGTGCAGCCGCAGCGTGGTGATGCCGAATTTCGGCTTCGTCGCGGTCGCGGCCGTCGCCTCGTTCTGCCAGTACGCGCGCACGCCGTCCGTGCCCCATGGCGTCGTCTCGTCTTTCGGGAACACCATCGAGTTCCCGCTGACGGTGTAGCCGTCGCAATAGGTCAGGAAGTTTTCCCCGGCCAGGCTGTACGACCAGATCGAGGTCGCGTACTCAGGCGGGACCAGAAAGCCGCCGTCCTGGCCGCTCGCCTCGTTGGCGAAGGTTGACGGCGCGGCCGCCTCAAGCTGCAGCAGCCGGTCATCAGTGCGGCCGCCCCGTACGCCGGCCGCGCGTACGCATTGCGCGTATTCGCCGAAGCTCTTGAAGCCGCGCCGCGGGTCCGCCTGGACGTTCTCGACGACCTGAATCAGCGAGGCGCTACCCGGTACCGGGGCGCCCGGCGAAGCGGCTTCGAGCGCGAGTTGATCGCTCTCGCGCGTGATTGCGGCGTCGATCCGCGCAAGATCGGCCTTTAACGCGGCGTACGTCAATGTTTCCTGATCGTTCAGATCGTCGCGGTTATCCGCGGCGACCGCTTGCAAAAGCAACCGCGCATCGGCGACCGCTTTCGCCCTGCGCTGCTGCAGGGTCCGAAGGATGGTACTCATCGTCTGGTGCTCCGTTTCGTTTAACGTTTCCCTACCGTTGAAACGTGCGCGCGAGCCTTCGGGCCGCATCCGGTCGCCGCGACGCTTAGGCGCGCGCCGGCCGGGAACGCCTGCACGTTGTTTCAGGCGCCCAAAATGTCTAACTCCTTTTGCAACAGCGCGAGCGATTGGCCGCGCGGTTTCGTCGCCGGCTGCTGCGCCGTGCCGCCCTGCGCAATCGCCCGCTGCATTTTCTTCACGACCTGATCGAACGTCGCGATCCCGTCGACC